AATTGGTCACTTTTTGGTCACCCGAAAATGAAAGTTAAAGAGAAAGTTCACATCAATCAACGCCCCACCAAGGGCGGCGGATTTTCCTTGCACCTGGACTACCGGATCGGTGGAAAGAGAGTCCGGGAATTCCTGAAGCTCTACCTCGTGCCGGTAAAGAGTCCCGCCGACAAGATAAAAAACAGCGACACGCTCCGCATGGCCACAGATATAAAAAACAGGAGAATCCGCGAACTGGACTCAGGAGAACTGAACGTCGAGGTGCCAAAGAAGGTCGAGAACATCCTGGCCATCGACTATCTCCGGAAGAAGATTCGAGGCATCAGGGTCAAGAATTCCCGAGACAACAACAAAAACATGGTCAAGCACCTGGAAGCATTCAACAGGCACGCGACGCTGGCCGAAATAAACCGCGATTTTTATAAAAAATTCGTTGATAATTTGCTTTCGAAAATGTCTATAAACTCGGCAAGACTGATGGCTGTGCTGCTCAAGGCTCGTCTGCACGACGCATACATCGACGGAATGATTGCCAGTATGCCAGACCTGTACGGAATAACGCCGAAAAAAGAGTCCACCAACATCGATTTTTTGACGCTCGACGAACTGAAGGCTATGGCATCCACAGACGCTCCGGAAGACATCAAAAATCCATTCCTATTCTGTTGCTTCACTGGCCTGCGTTTCTCGGATGTCAAAGCACTACGATGGGAAAACATTGAGAACGGCGTAATAATCTTGCGCATGAAGAAGACCAAGGAAATCGTGCGCGTACCTCTTTCAGATAACGCCAAACGGTTTCTTCCGGAAACCAAAGAAAAAGGATTGGTTTTCCAAATCGGACCCCTAAACACTCTAACACGCGGCCTCAAGGTATGGGCAAAAGAAGCCGGCGTGAACAAAAACCTTCATTTCCACGTATCACGGCACACATTCGGAACCCTCGCACTTGAACACGGTGCCGCCATTTACACAGTAAGCAAGCTGCTAGGCCATCGAAACGTCGAGACAACACAGATATACGCCAAGGTTCTCGACGAAGGCCGCAAGAAAGCTGTTGACGCGATACCTCTTATATAGCTGACGAAAACGGCCTGCATTTCTGCAAGCCGTTTTTCATCAACGCACTATGGACTATTTCACCGCAGCCGCAGAAGCGGTCGGCTTCGCGGCATCGGCATCACCCACGATTTCATTATGGCACTTGATAGACTCAAGACAGTCCTTAATGCCATCGAGGATCATGTGGTCTTTGATTCGGCCGCCATCCTGGTCAACCTGATCGTTCAAGTCTTCAAGGTGTCGACAGAGCGTTTTTTCAGTACGTTCTAGAACTGCTTTCATTCGTTCGGTCATTACGCAACCTCCGTTTCAACGCCATGCATCTTCGCAAGAAGGACCGGGACGTCTTCGCTGGTAAACGAGAATCCGAAATAGCTAACTTTCGGCACATTGGCGAAAGCCATGTCGAGAGCAGCTTTAGCGGAATCCAAGTTCACCATGCCGTCGGCATCAAGAATCCCTGACATTTCCATCCAGGGCTTGACCTTGGATACAAGTGCAGATGGATTGCTCTTAAGAGCGCCAAGAGCGGCGAAGCCTAGAAAACGATCACCCATTTTCGGGATCATTGCCACCTGGTCAGCCATAAAACCGATGAAGCCGTCAACAGCCTTTTCGAGAGAAATATGCATAAGCTACCTCTTTTTACGCAGCCTGCGACGTGCTGGTGGAAGTGGCGGGAGTCGGGGTGACGGTTCCGCTACCGGCGGCGACGGGAGGGACGGGCGGAAACGGGGACACGAAAGCGGGCCCCCAGCCCGGAGCCACAGCGTAGTTCGGCACGAACGGAGCGCTGATGCGGTTCACGATTGCAGAAAGCCCGGCGATGCGGTCACCCAGGATTTGGTCGCGCAGCGGGTCAGTCTTTTCGTCGGCGAGAACGCGAGCTTCAAGGTTTGCCACGCGTTCGGTCAGCGCAGCAACCTTGGCGTCAGCATACTTTTCAGACTTGAGCTGAGCGATTTCGTTGTCCTTTTGGGCCAACTGGTAAACCGGGTTAGCAGTCGGGTTCTGGTTGCCAAAAAGGCCACCGAGACCGTTGCCGTTGAGCACGCCGCTGGCAAGCGCCGTGCCGATAACGCCGAGAGTAAGACCGGCGGTTCCCACGCCTTTAGAAGCGTAGCTGTCATTTTCGTAAGCAGCCATAACTATCTCCTTTTTGATTTGAGAAAACAAAAACCGCACGGTTTCCCGTGCGGCATCATCAAATCTAAAGAGACAGCTTCGCGCTAAGTCATTTTCATAAAATTCTTATAAATTTAGTTTAAACCCACCTTTTTCAAACTGCTCAAAAAATCGAGATTGCCATAGGAATTATCGCCCCAATGGCCCCACGCCCCGATCATCAGGCAAAAGTCGATTGTCGACGCCTGGAATCGAGAGCAGCCACCTTCGCGCAGCCCACCACGACACAATGAATCAGAATCTTCCCTGTCAAAAAGGTCATAACCTTTTTTTTGGTAGAGATCGTCATGGAAGAAAAAGAAGGCGTTCTGAAGAGGTTTCTTCGGGTCAAAAGATTTAACCCGGAGAAGCTTTTGGCCAACCCAGGGAATCGACCCACAATTGCTGACATAGCCCTCAAGGACTTCCCACAGATATTCGCCTCGATTGGTATACATGAGCATCGCAAAATCACGCTCGAACGGATATACAGTCTCGCCACGATACTTGCTGATAGCCACCTGTAGCGGCTTCAAAATTTCAGCGCTTTGAAGAATGATTCCTGACATTTTACCCCCGATTACAAATGCGGTTCGCCCCAGTCATTTTCGTCAAACAGGAGCCAACCGAAAAACAACAAAAGCACTACAACGACAAACGCTCCAAGCATCACTTTTTCCCGGCGCGGATTTCGCCAATCAATTGGTTCAACAGTTCATTGTTACGGTCAATCTTCTGGTCAAGAATTTTGAAATTCGAATCCCCGTCATTAAGACGCTTGTCATGATGCTTGATGTCGTTTTCAAGCACAGCCATTCGTTCGTCGATGTTTTTTTTAGACGAGTCCACCTTACGATCGGAATGGAGCGATTTCAAAATCGCCCCCACTCCGGTCAAGACGACTCCGATGTCAATACCGGTAATATCCATTACATGACATCCCATACATAAGTGATCCCCGTCCCGCTTCCAGTAGCCACCTGGCCGTGATAATTAACACATTTCGTGCCTTTGGGCGGGATTTCCGCAATAGGATATTCTCGATTAGCATCAGCTTCTCTGTACAGGAAAATAGGATAGTTCGAATCGACATTGCGAATCATGACGACAGCACCCTTTGTATGCACATGAGAATCGAGCATAAAATAATCGCGGCCAGCGTACCCCTGAGTACCAGGATTAGCGCACACAAAATATTCAGTAGGTACGCCAGTCCCATCATTCTCGAAATCGCTCATCGATGCATTCTGCGTCAAATCGCCCGTAGAGCTGCGACCTTTAGGATCAAAGGTCAAGAACAAATTGGGAGTATTGACCTTGTCATAAGCAACTTCAACGCCATCGTTTCCACGCTTAATATGGATGGCACCACCCTTAATTTCGGCCGTAAATGTTCCGCCAGGATTAGTATCAGTAACTTTGACGGATTCCGAATCGACTTCCACCTTGTACGACCTTGTCGGTTCGCTACTAGACTTTTCGTAATAAAATCCGGTACGGCTGAAATGAACATGCGAATTATCGCTGGCACCTTCACCTTCAACGGAGATGTCAAAGCCATCGCCATCAGCCAAAAACTTTCGCAGCACATTCGAGCCGCTTGCAGTCTTGTGCAATTCAATAGATTTCAATCCAAGAGCAGCAACATACGTCATAAACGCACTCTTGAGTTCTTCTTCAGATTGGCCTGTAGGTTCAGCTCCGGTAAGAGCCTTGATAAGGTTGCAGATTTCTTCCTGCACCATATTGCACCATTCGGCACTAAACTGGGTCGCATACGTGCCGAGAGCCTTGTTACCGTCAACAAATCGGCCGTTAGAGGATGTGGGAGTGTTGATTCTTTTCATTGATAATCTCCTTGTTTAAAAATTAACCGCCATCTCTGTACGGCCACACTTCGTAACCGTAACTGACGACATACGCTTCGCCGGTATCTTTCAGATTGATTTTTATACGAGGTCTGTAAATTCTTGTAATATCCTTCATGTAGTTATCAAAACCGGAATCGTCATCGCCTAGCGGATTGTTCATTCGACCATTCTTAGTCGTAACTAGATAGTATCCTAGATTTCCGCTTTTCATGTACTCACGAACTTCGGTCGGAACAGCCGCATTAATAGCATGAGTACCGGCATCTATTCTGCACCATATCGCTTTCGAATCGAAAGCGTTTATATCACGCGCAAGCACAAGGAACCAGGCGAAATAATGCATCTGCTTCCATCGCGAATTATTAAGGCCATCGGTATCATTCGACGCGTTGTAATAGTAATCCCAAGGATCTTCGAGCGCACCTGGAGAATGGTCGCCCAAACCAGGATAACTTTCTTTGTACGCCACAGCGTCCGCAGTAATCTTGTACGGCGTCAACCAGCCGTCATTCAACACGCAATTGGCATACACAGCATTTGCAGCGTCAATAACAGGACAACTCAATTTAGCCGGGGACAACAGCAACGAACAGGAATTTGCAACAAGCGGGCCACCAGTCACCACGCCACTATGGCTCGAATCCCACGCATTTAAAGCCTTGTTGCAATAAGAAGGCTGGTACGTCCATTCATAGGACGGAAATTGCTGAGTGCTCACAGTACGCTTGACACCAGCACGCCAGTACGAGTATTTAGCACGTTGGCTCGACTCGTCGCCCATAAACGAGCGGACCGGCATAGCTCTCAGCCAGTCGTCAACGATACGCGCATACACCAAAGCGTGCTCTTTGCTGTCATTACCAAGCAGCGAAATCATATAAAGGAAATCCTCATCGGGATATTGCTTGCCTGAAGGACCTCAATCGTGTAACCATTGACTCCGCCCGAATTCAAAGAATAGCTTGCAGTATCGGCATTGCCAGTCAAGTCGCCGACAAATCCCCCATTAGCCGTACACGTTCCCGTCGTAAAAATCGCAGCCGGAGTAATCTTGCTCTCATGCGTAACGCCATTCTTCGTCCAAGCACAGTCAAGAGTCACTTCGTATGATGAATTAAACTGCCTGTAGCCAACAAACAACGCATAATACCCGTTGGTTCCAGACGTGCCAATAAGTTTTTCAGTCTTTTCAGTAGAAGACGCAAACGACGATGTATTCGAATTTCCAGAAATATTTACAAAATACGATATCGACGGCGACCCAGCTCCTGTAACAGGCAGCTTGCCGTCAATATCAGACTTTGTATACACATCAGCTTTTAGATAGTAGCGATTGTCGTGTTCGTGAGCGGTAGGTTCACGCTGGTTGCTAAGACGGTAATCATCGCCTTGGCAAAACGTACCAGCAGCGCTACCGAAAGACCCTGCAGAGATTCTGCCGTCAGTTCCAGTAATAAGCGGAACATTAGCCGCAGAGCCTATAGTAGGCACATAGTCACCAGGAGCCTTACTGTTCCAATTCGAAACATCCGACGAAGTAATGCCATCGAGTACAGACTTATTAGAATGAGAGTGGCGTTTGCTCACAGCATCGGCAAGATTACTACCACTTGCTACATCACTGTCACCAACAGAACTTTTGAACGCCAAAGATCCAAGGTCAGCGAACCACTTGCGAACTTTTCCAAAAAGAACAGACAATTTTGAACCGCTGGGAAAGTCATTTGCAGCCGTCCCCCGGCTCGACGCCTGCGAGAAAGTCACCGTGTGGTCGGTAGCATCTGCCACATCCGTGCCTCCGACTTTAAGAGACTGCGTATTAATTGAATCCGCCACGCATTCGCCAAGATTCTTTTCGGACACGATTTTTTGCAGAGAATCTACCTGAGCTTTAAGAGAGCAAAGAAACACTGCCAGAGATTCAGGGACATCGCCTTTCAACCTGTCATACATTTCATCTTGCATCAGCGCGGCAAGCTGTTCTCCGTTGATTGCATCGGAATTATAATCTGCAGGATTCACAGACATCAGGCACACCTCACTTTTTTCTTGAGTCCAAGACAATTTTTCTTTTCATTCCAAACAAGGAACCTACCCAAATAAGAAAGACATTTTTCCTTGAACAATTGCAAAATTTTTCGGTTATTTCCTTTTTTCAACATACCGAAACACGTATTCAAAGAACACAGCATGTTCGCCCGCTCGTCAATCGGAATGTAACGTTTATCAGACCATTCGCGCAAACGAGCAAAAGCCCTGTTGACCGTAGTTCTATTGATGTACGAACGTTCAAATTTCAATACAGTTCCAAGGCACCTTATTCCCTTGGAGTAATGCTGACAGAAGAATTTCTTTTCGTTTAGCCGCACATCGAGAGCGGCCAGGCGTTCACGAAGCTCCGGCATCAGCGCAAGAAATCCCGCCTTGTCATTTGTAACGACATAAATGTCATCGACAAAAACAACCACACGCAAGCTTTCACGCGGCTGCAACCATTTAACGACATCGTTGATATACAGCCCCATAGCATTTTGCCAGCACAGAAAACCGATAGCGGCACCGACGCCTACAGGCTTATTGAACAGAGACTTTTCCGGCGCTATCCGCTCCCAGCAAGAAAGCGGCACATAGATACTGCAGTGACGCGCAGGGTCCGCACGCATGCAGGTTTCCATCATGTATTTAAGGTCATCCTTGTCTTCGCCATCATAATATCGCTCGATAAGGTCTATCTGTTGCGAAAGAGCCTTCTCAACATTCGCATTCGGAAAATATCCCTTGAGGTCAAGATGGATACACCAGGCATCCTTCGTGTAGCCTTCGGTAAGCTCGCACACATCGTTCCGGAAACAATCAATGGCGGCATGCAGACCCATTCCCTTGCGATTGTTGAAAGAGCGGTCAGAAAGCACCGATTCGTAAATCGGACGCATACGCCAATCGAGATAATGATGGACAACGCGATTCTTCATTTCGGTAGCGAAGATTTCACGGTCCTTCGGAACGGAAACGGTAAAGGCATAGTTGGAGTCGGCACGGAAGGTCCTGGAATTCAGTTCCCTCCACAATTGCAGAAGATTGGCTTCAAGATTCATCTCGAAGCGTACGGTATCGCGAGAACGGCGCTTGTTGGTACGCGCCTTGTAGTATACCGAAAACAGATCTTCCAACTTTACCATAATGCCACTCCAACGGTAACGATTCATCAAGTTCGCAACGCCACACGACCTATTGTTGTTGTTGAAGTTGTTGTTGTTGATATTGCCCGCTGTATTGAGTAACCATGTATTATTGTTGTTATAACGCGCGGGAACCCAGCGGCCAACAGCACTTCATGCAAGGCATGCACGGTTGATGACACGATGCCGATATTGGATTAAATGAATCCTGCGTCACCTCTTGGTTTGTCGTTACCCGATGCATCGACATAGTTTGACTCGATGCATGCCGGGGATTTTCGGGACCTGACAGCTTTCCGCCATTTCCCGATGCCTTTTTCTATCCGGTCCATGTATTCCGACATGGCCGCATAATTCTTGACCTTCACAAGGTTAATCTCTTCCTTCCTTTCGCCAGAACACATTCTGGCAAGACTCCGGAACTCGTAATAGCAGAACAGAAACTTTTCAGTCTCTTCGACACGAACGTCTGCAAAATTCCAAGCGTAGCTGAAATGTGCAAGCATAGAAAGAACATAGTTCATCAGCCTGTCGCCGACGATAACCCTATCCTTTTTAGGCATGTCGAAAATTGCCGAATGCACAGCCTTCAGAAGCATCGTACAATCGACATAAATCTCTTGCCGTTCTACAAGTCGGGTCTTTTCCTGATCTTTCTTCATTCGTCCGTTTCTGTTCACGGCACGGCTTTTAAGGCCGTGCCGAAGAGGTTAAAATTACAAGTCCAAGAGCGCAACGCCACACGACCTATTGTAGGAGTAGAAGTTGCTGTAGTTGATAGTGCCCGCTGCCTCGAGTAACCATGGATTACTGCTGCGATAACGCGCGGGAACCCAGCGGTAGACGTTGCCGGATGGGTCGACCGGGTACGCGGAGGATTGTCCGGCGTTCGCGAAAGCCTGATGGATCGGGTCGGATCCGTCGACCTTCATCTGCGAGAAGATTTCGACGATTTCATCGAGTCCAGGCATATACCAGTCACCCGCATTCATGCCGTCTACGGATGCCGTGGAATGCGCCTTCAGCGTCTTCGTATAGTGAATAGCCGTGAACATGTATTCGGTCGTAACGCCGTCACGCTTCGTATAAACAACCCTTTCAGCGGTAGCGCAAGTTTCGGCACCCTTTCCAGCATACGCCGCCATAGCTCGATCCTTGACAGGATACTTAGGCAAAAGCGCATTCAGGTAATTGTCATAAGTACCGTAATACGCTTTCAATACAGTCGTATTGTTGAAATTTGCCTCATTGTAGTAGCCGTCGTGGCCAACCTGGTCCGCAGGCGATCCCTGATTCGTGTTTTTCGCCTTGACAACATCCTTGTTCCAAATCGAATAGTAACTCGAACCGATACCATCGTTACGCGTAATGCTAGTGTAGTTTGCCTGCATACCGGCAAGCGTCCACATATTCGTGGATGAAATCGGGCCGTTTGCAACATTAGTATTCTTCACAACTTGACCTTCGTACTGTCTGTACGACGGAGAGCTGTCAAAGTCGGCAATGACCCAGATTCGGCCGTCAAGCTTTTCACAATGCCAGTTATAATTCGCCACGATGCCGCTGTCGTAGGATTTACCGCCTTCGTTTCCGGATGTCTTCAGATGAGCGTCAATCTGCGAAACGGCATCGTCGATGTCGGTCGGCGTAAACACAAGCGCGGAACCAATGTCGACATTTCCAAACGTATCCGGATTGCTGCCGGTTTTCTTTCGTTGCTGGAACTGGATGGTGTTCGAAGATCCGTAAGTGATGCCTGTAATTTCCCAAGCCCAGCAAGACGTGAATCTGATAGAGGTGTTTTCTGTCTTGTGAAGAATTTTAGCCTGTCCGCCCTTACGAAGAACGGCAACGCCGACAAATTCCCAACCGCCAGGAATAGAAGCGCTCTTTACACTAGCACCGTCAAGGAAATGAAGCACACCGTTAGAATCTGCATAAACGCACGTTCCGACCTTTACAGCCTTGCGCGGAAGCTCGACATTAACGCCGTCGTAGTGCAGCGTACTTCCAGCAAGAGACACGGTACTTTTCCCAAGAGTAGCGCGGTCCGTGGCCGCCGCTTCGTACTGCTGTTCTGCAGTCTGACCGCCCTGGATATCGGAATACTTGTTGATGAATGTCACAGACATATTAACTCCTATTCAGCAGGCGTCACAGTGAACGCCACGTTGTTAAACTTAAGACGCTTGTTCGCCACATCGACTTCCACATCAAGCACAGCCTGTTTCGTATTCAGGTCTGCTGCCACATCCGTCATAAGAGTCGCAAGCTGCTCGCCTTTGATGGCGTCGTCATTATAATCAGAAGGTGTTACAGACATTTTATCTCCTTATGCTTGAGCAAGTGCAGCCGCTTTAGCATTGGCCCACAAGGCATGTGCTTCTTCTGTCGTCATCCAAGTAAGCGCAGACTGTTTGGCGTTCCAGTTCGAAACATCGGTCGACGTAATGCCGTCAAGAACAGTCTTGTTTGTATGCGTATGCCTTGCAGTCGTATTGGCATCAACGGAACTCTTGTAGCTATCCGTAAAGTCATTCGTAGAAAGCCCTTTACCGGCAACCTTGTCAACCTTATTGGAAAGATCGGTAGTGATGTCGGAACCAGCGACAACCAGCGTCTGCACATCGATACGGTCTGCCGAACGTGTTCCAAGGTTCGTTTCGGAAACGGCATCTTCATTCGCACGCAGCCTGGCGTCAAGATCGTCAAGAGCAGCCGCCACGACCTCGCCCATACCGGTAGAACCCGGATCAATTGCATCGATTGCAGCCTTGATGCCATCGGATGTAACTGTCGTATTCGTATGGCCTTGAGTCGGAACAGAATCCATCGTCTGTTCAGTAGCGGAAACGATGCCGTTATCCTGCGATACGGCCGTAATGATCTTACCGTTTCCGCCAACACCGGAATAATCGAGACTATCGATAGCATCCTTGACAGCCTCACCGGTCACAAGCTTTGTCTTGTTGCTTCCAGTTCCATCATAGGTCGACATCTTGTCGTTGACCTGGCTCGAATCGATAGAAATTGCACCGAACGTTGCAGTCATATCGCCGTTATCATTCTGCTGTAACCGCGTCAGTGTTTTTCCTATGCCACCGCCAGTTCCGGTCGGATAGTTGTCGGTATCAACTGGATTTTGAGCAAGTTTGAATTCGCCCTGCTTAGACTGCCAACCATGAACTTCAGTACCGTTCACTGTAGTCTTGTAATAGATTAATTCAACACCGTTAGTGACCGTAATCTGCTGATGCGTTCCTTCGGACATGCCGTCATTGATGACAGCCGTTCCGGATTGGCCGCTAACATCGGGAATGCCGGTAACAATAACGCGGTCACCATTGTTTAGGTTGACCGAAGACCAACTGTTAATCTCGGTCGGCGTCTGCATACCCTTGTAATCCGGCCTTCCGGACACAAGGCCCTCGACATACGTCTTGACCTGTCCATGGGTCGCCAACCTGTCATTATTGCCGTCAGTAATGCCAGACCCATTCGTGTTAGCAACGGATGCAATATTAAGTTTGCCGTGTTCGATAGTCGAATCAGCAATCTTAGCGTTAGTTACGGCACCGTTGTTTATTTTAGACGTCGTAACGGCATTGTCAGTAATAGACGTCGAAACACCCAACGACGGAGTAGACGAATCGGCATCCGGACCACCACCCCACGATTGCTGACCGGTCACATCGCCAGTAAGCTTGACGGTGCGATTACCGTCAAATCGTTTCGCCTCGATGTCACAAATGACACCATTTTTGTCTACAACTTCACTTACTCCCGGATTAGTAGGCATAACTTTCTCCTAGTAAAATCTTAATTGTCCGTTTAAAACCACAAGGCCCTTTTCGCTCACATCATCCAATTCTTGTTCCACACGCGCAATATCAGCGGCATTGTCCTGGTCACCCTTCTTGATCTTGGCGACCATTTTGCGCACTGTCGGAGTATCAAGCAACAGCCGTTCTTCATCAGCCATCGTCTTCCTCCTCTGCAGGCGTATCGTCCCACAATTCGTCAAATTCTTCTTCGGTCATAGCACGAGTCTTCGTTGTTCCACCTTCTTCAGAATCGCGCAGCACGAAGGCATTTTCGCTACCGGCATCAGGCAAATCCTTAACGCGAATAGTTCTAACCATCGTGCCATCTTCAAGGACAGCCTCGCCTGTATTGACAATGGAGCCGCTTCTGACCGCAGCCGCAATCGGGCGTTCCGAAGGTGTAGAAATCACATTATTCTCGTCATCAACAACGACAAGCTCATGCTCAACATCGATATACTTATACAGCAATTTCGTGTGAGCCGGCTTAATCAGGTCGAACATGGCTTCAAGCGGAGCAAACCACCACTCCTGCAGATAATCATTGCACGTATCGTTGCAAGTGCAAATATGCCAGTCATCATGGCGGGATTCAATCGCGACCATCCAATAGAAATTAGGATCATCTTCGCCAAAATCAACACCTTCAAAAACTTCATGATTTTTCCAATACTCATAGATCTCCGAGTACCGGCCAAACAAAGAAGCTACGCTTTTAAAATATGGTACGGTATTCCCGCCCTTTTTCCTGGAAATTCTGTAAATTTCTTCAAGGCGACCGATACTTGAATCGCGAACTATACCTTTTTTCGGCAATCCTAATTCATTTTCCCATTCGGCAAACGAAGACGTCGTCATAGGAGACATTTGTTTTGCCAAATCACAAAACAGATTGTATACAGATTGTAGCCCGGCTCCAAAGCCACCGAACAATTTCCACCAATTGCCACCACGTCCAGTAAACCAAGCAAATCCACGCGGTAAAAGACCTATAAGTGCATGCCTAAAATCTTTATCATCGCGAGCAGGCAGTTTCCAAACATCACTTTTTTCAAGCTTCACAACTTGCAGAGAAAAAGATGCATACAAAACGCCATCGCGGGACACCATTATCGTGTATTCGCCGATATATTCAGGTGCTGAAAAAACAAGCTCGGAATCGTTATAATCCAAAACAGACGCCAAGCTTGAGTTTCCATTTTCAGAAACAGTCACAGAACAATGAGAATCGAATCCAGCGCCAAACACATGCACCGGATTTCCATTCGCAACCATCGAAGGTTTCATGTTCTGAACAGACAGCACCACTATTCTCCACTAGCAAGGTTCACGCCGCCATCGGCAATTTTAACGACTTCAGCGACAAAAGAATCTTCATCCTCTTCGTTTTCAGGAAAACTCAAAGAAAGCGAAAGAGACGAGACAATAGAGCCGTTCTTTTTCACATTTTGGACAACAAACGATTTCGCACTGGAATTAGACAGAACATTTAATTCAAAATCATCCACGTCTAACGACGAGCCAGGCTTAAGATGCCGGAGATACGCCGTAACGGCGTTCGTAACACCATTACGCACAACCTGCGTATATGGAGTTATAACAGCCGTCACTTCAACATCAACCGGAGTAACATTCGAAACACGAACATGAGCAGTCACCGGGCGACGCACATCGGATTTGACATACTCACGCACTTCGTCAATTTGGCTTTCCGTCAATATTACATTGTTAGAGTTGTAATTTGCAACGGCAATACTTACCGAATTCGTTTCAGGTTTATTAGCGAAAACAAAAGCATCCGTCACAAAAGCAAATCGAGTCGACCATTCATAATAATCATTAACAGCGCCACCATGCACAGGGTTTTGGACACGATTCAAAAGACGTGCACGGTAATCCTCGGCAAGTTCGCCCCATACCTGGACATCACCATCGACTTCAACAGGATCGGCAATTCCCCCCGAAATAAGTTCCGTTTTAATCGACGCAACGCCAACAACAGGCGTATCCCTAAAAGACAGAACAGCACCTTCACCCAAATCAGAATCTGCACCGACATCTATAGCAACTACAGGAATTCCAACATGCTCAGTATCTACATAGACTTCGTTAGGAACTTCATACTCAATACCAGTATCTTCATTAACCAAAACGGTTCCCTGCGGAATGGTAACCGACAGCACTCCATTTTCCAGCGTCACAATAGCGGTTCCCGAAGATTTCAGCGGCACCTTATGCGGAATTCCGAATTCTGTTCCGAAGCCTTCGAGAGCGGACACATCACAAGTAGACACGAATCGATTTTTCCAAATTCTCTTGGCAATAAGCGTCATCATGTACAGGGCAGCACCAAGAACATGCGCAAGCACCTTCAAAACAGTCTTACGCAAAACAGTAGACTGACCATAAAACTGAACAGCCAAGGCGTTTTCGACAATACGCACAAGATCCTGCAAGCTCTTAAATTCCATCAGTGGCCATCCATTTTATTTCGTAAGCAAAGCCTTCTGATTCTCCATCAGGGCGTTCGACAGTGACAGCAACATTTATCATATCTTTATCGACAATTTCGGCATTACAATTAACAGACTTTGCGACACCATCTTCAATCATCCAAGCCAAAGCTTCGGTCACAAGATTTTCAATAGACCTTGCTGTAGAATCAGTCAATTTGCCAGGAAAAGCCTCGTAGAGATAACCACCAAGAGTTCCTTTTTCGTCGAGGGCGTCTCCCCACCATCCACCAACAACCGGCTTCAGGTTTGCCGTTTTTCCAAGCTTACGCTCTCGGGCGTAAGTTCCAATCGATATAACAACTGCGTTTTCAAGGCTGTCAGAAGTCAACAAATCACCCTTGTCTTCATCGAATGCAAGGTCAAAATCACCGGAACTTCTGCGATACAGCGCAAGGTCACTCATCGCAATAAAAATAAACAGCCCCTACGCAGTAAAGGCCGTTTTTGACACAAGTTTTTTTGGCGCTACGAAAGCCCGCCAACATGGGTCGCGTCGCCACCCTTGAATGTAAGCGTAGAAACATTCTCCTGAGCCGACGGAGAACCTTCAACAGCCACTTCACTCGGCAACGCAGTGACGGTAACTACAGCCCCCTTAACGTAAGTATCGATAGCGTTCGCCAGCGCCTCCGCGACAGACTCAGGGGTATTTCCTTGTGATTCCATGATTGACTTAAGCGAATTCTTAAGTGTCGATTTGTCAAGCGCCATACTCTAGCCTCCTGCGATCGGCGTAGGCATGCTTGCGGGGCCAATGACCGCCGTCGGGTGCATGTGCGTTTTAAGGCTTACGCCACCAGTTTCAAAAACTTCTTCACCAGCTTCGTTGACCCCTGCAACAACATCACCAGTTCCAAGCATTTTGCCACGGACCAGCAAATCAGATGCAACAATAAACTTTTTCCCGGAGGCCGGGACAGAAAGGATAGAACCGTCTTCCTTCAATGTGATACTGGACCCAAACGGCGAATGAACTCGCACTTCGCCTTCTTTCAGATCCGGACATTCGCCACGTGTAGCAACCACAACACCATTGTCGCGAGAGCCGCCGATAAACAACGCGATTCCTTCCACATCACCCTTGGGGCGACTCGAAAAACCGAATTGCTGAAGGAATTCAACAGCACGGCGTTTTTCTCCAGCCACAAGTTCAATATCGGCCAAAAGTTCGCCATCCTTGTAACGGCTTGCAGAAATCACACAACGACCAACAATAAGCTGTAGACGCTTCAGCAATGCTTCTATCAAGTTACCAGCAGAGTTCATTTACCTTGCACCGCCTTCTTTACAGATTTCCACGGATCAGCTTTTGGAGCCTTTACAGCCTTGACTTTTTTTGATTCCGGCTGAGGTTCAAAAACCTCAGGCGGGACAAGATTCATATTAGTCATTTCGCCAGAACGGCCCCACGAATATTCTACCGACGCCACCAGCAAATCGAGCGGAGTTTCTACGAACAACTCCGGAGCCTCAAAAGAGCAGATTACACCAGGTTCCCAAAGACCAGACGAATGTTCCCAACCGTGGACCGCCGCACGAAAACCCATTGACTTGGCTCTACGTACACGGCATTCCCAATCAGCACGAGCTTGGACTTTATCCTTTTCGACCGCATTCGAATCCACAATAATAAGCGGACGGTTGCGCATAACATCGGAATCAGAAGACGTCGCCACAACTTTCTTTTTCGCTTTTCCTGTACCATAGACCGTATAAGTCGAAAAACGGTCTACAAGTGAAAAATCAACGCTTGCCGCCATCAAGTTTTCGCCCTGGCGCAAAGCTGGTCCACGTGGGCAAGAATCAGGTTTCAGCAGGTAAACTTTACCCATTCCATCAGAGCAACACAGAATCCCACGTTCCTTGCAAAGCTTCGAAATCGTATCGAGCGCCCTTGCGCCAGGTTCAACAGAAAACTTTTTGAACGGCTGGCCAACATCCACGCCCATGCGGTTTGAAAACGTAAGGCCGAAATTCGCACACACGATGCGGACAATTTCGTCCATTCTTTTATTTTCCCACTCAAGCGGGTTGTCAATGCAGCAATCGGCAATATCTGCAGAACATTCACTTCCGGAAACCGACACAGAATGCGAGCCGGCAGAAAACGATGGCGATAGACGATCCACGTATCCGGAAATCACTCTCGTTCCGTTGATAGCGATTTCGACCGAATCACCCGGGAAAAGACGCACTCGGTCGCCTTCAGTATTTCGCGCTACCAGCGACAGTGAAAAAGAAGCCGCAATGTGGTCAAGCGAACGGACAACACGAGCCTCCGTCCATTCCGAAAACTTTCGACCGTTGGCAAACACTTCAATCATTTTGAAAGCACTCTCAATTTTTCACGTGTCATCACCAGCGGATCACCAACCGCGTTGCGTTCCAGGATTTCATCAACTCGGTCCAGGCTTCCGTAACAATCAAAGCAAGTCGAAAGGATGTCGCGGGTTCCGTTCAGCGGCAAGTCCACAACTACAGCAAGCTTTGACATTTCGTCGCGCAAATACTTGAGCGCGGTTGCTTGCAAATCTGAAAGCGTCGCACAATCTTCGAAAGATTCTGCCTGGGCCGAAGCATCGTTAAACACCGAATTAACGGAATCCTGCATTTCACGGCATTCTTCTGCGCTCGCAAACGAGCAGTCTACAACGGAACGAGCAGCCATAGCGGCAGCACTCATGAGCGACAATCTGTCAATTTCAGAGCTCAATTCATCGGCAGATACACTGGAAGACGACCGTTTCTTCGCCATCATCGTCTGCATTATCAACAGGCTTTCGTTTACATATCCATTATAATCGCCTCCGGACGCAGTCTCCTTGGTCAGCGTCAGCAAGTTCTGGATACTGTCGGCAAAATCGCCGGGAGACATCATAATCAGACGGACATTCTCGCGAATCTTGGAAAGAGTGTTCACAAATTCCGAAACACTTCTAATAGATTCCCTGGCATTTTCGATTTCATACAGCATACTTGTCGTAGAATTTGCAACCGAGTCTACAACAGATTTTGCCTTCTTTGCTACACTGAACACTTCTGTAAACACCGACTTCGCAGAACTAAGCGCCGACGCCGATTTGGCGATAGAATCGCCTCGCAAGTCAGCCACACTCCTCGCCTGTTTTTCAACTTCCTTTTCCGGAATGAATACGGCGTCACCAGGAATGTACTCCTCTTCGCTCTTCCTGAAATCAAAGTGATAAAAAGAGCAGCGAACATTCATCCGTCCGTAATGCGGATGAATCAGTTCATAAACACCTTCCTTGTTAAAAGCTTCTTCAAGGCGTTCACGCTTTGCTTCACAATCAACCCCGATTATGTAGAATTTAAGCGGGAAAGGGCCGACTTTTTTACCAAGGTCTTCGTTTACATGCGTATTAGAAAAAGGTAAAGGCGTCGTGACAATTTCACGGCCTCCGGAAGATTCCCCCTCCTCAAAGAAAAAGGGAATTCCTGCATAAGACCCGCCAACACATTCTATTTCGCCCTGCGGAGTTTCAATTCGAACTTTATGCAAAGATTGCTCTGCCATCACACACCCTCAAGAACATAGCCGCGAGACCAGTCAAAGTCGCCGTGCTCCGGAGCAGTCACCTGTACTCCGCGAGGCATGTTTTTGAAATCAACTGCAAATCGGCTGGTAGTTGTAGTGCGGGATTCGCTCACAGACCGAGCAACAGACGCCCCGAGAGACTGTACACCCGAAGCAGAAGGCGAAGACACGTTCCTAAGCGAAGCTCGGTCCTCGTCGCTATCGCCGAACAGATTGCCTAAAATGGGGATACCTTTTACGACAGACTTTATTCCGGAAACAGCCGATTTAACGCTGCCAACAAAAGTATCGTAAAGAAAATCACCGATTTCGGAAACGCCAGCTTTAAACCCGTCCCACAAATCAGAAATAGCGCCAGGAAACGCCGTAAAGAAATTCCACCACGGATCAACGAAGACAGACTTGAACCCGCCCCACATCCATTTGGCAACTTCTACAAACTGGCTCCCAAAATCCTTAATAGCGCCCCATACATCATCGACAATAAACGATTTAAGCATGTCAAAATTATCTATCACACTCGTAATAGCCTTTTTCCAGGCAATCACACCAACAACAGCAGCGCCAATACCAAACAGAATCGGTCCGGAAACAACTGTAGAAATTGCCCCCAAAGTAGGTATCAACGGCAAAACGGCACCCAATATCGCCGTAAATCCACCCAAAATAGCCAAAGTTCCAGGCCCAATCAAATCAACAAGACCAACAACAACATTCAGGACCTTAGGAATGTAAGGCAAAACACCCTTCACGAAGTCTACAACCTTGCCAACAACAAAAACGATCTGTTCTTTAATTTTCGGGCCATTATCTTTGATATAACCCTTGACCGTACCGAACAAATCCGTAAACACTGGGAAAAGGTCTTCCATGACCGATATTTTTATCGATTTGATTGTACCGCGCATATCCTGCAAGGCATCATTAAACGCCTCGGCATCTTTTGCACCTTGGTCAGAGAACCCTGGAATGGCAGATTCAAGCTGTTTCTTAAGGTCTTCACCGCCATTTTTAAGCAGTTCAGACATTTTCAGACCAGATTTTCCAAACAGCTCCTGGGAAACCATCGCCTTTTGCTCGGCAGACCCAAGCTTTTCATAGCCATCTGCAATCGCAGCCAGCAAGGACGTCGAATCCTTGAAATCGGAAATGTTTTTCCCGCCAAGAATCGCATCAAAAACCTTGAACGATTTTGCATCGCCGGCGCGGGCTTTGCCAAGATTCACGTTGAAGCGCTTCAGCGCGTTATCCATCTCTTCGGTGGACATCCCCGCATGTCGAGCGGCCTGGCTAAAAGCTTGATAATCTTTGACAGACATTCCGACAAGCCTAGACGTTTTTGCAATGCGGTCGCCTTCGGTAGCAACGCCCTCAACAGCGCTGATAACATTCTCAATTCCAGCAACAGCCGACTTGACTCCCGACGTAAAACCGGAAATAAGCGTACTGTATCCAGACAGCAATTGAATCTTTTTCAGGCGCTGTTCTTTTTGAGAAATTTGGTCCAATATTCCTTCAGTTTTGCCCAAAGAATTATTGAACACCTTCACATCGCCCGCCGCCTTGATAAACGAGTTTCCGGAAAGCAAATTCAGCGATACATTCAATAAAGCCATGTGTTAAAAATAAACACACGGCTTAAAAAATAAACTCATTTTGGCACAACTTTTTATGCAATAAAATACGGCAACGGCCTGGCGTACCGGAAACCATTAGCGGCATTCGCGTAAAAAATGCTTACCGCCGCCATCGGGGCGTTCAAGACCAACATCAGGCACGGGTAGCCCAAAACAGTCCCCCACACGGAAGTCAACAAGAACATCGCCAATATCGAAAAAACCGAGCACAAGATAACACAATTTTTCCAAATCCTGGAAGCCAGCAACCCTTCATCCGTCATAAAAAGCTTTTTGTCAATCCAGTCATTGCTCACGTAATACACATAAAGATAGTAAGGTGCCAAGGCAAGCGCATAAACGACAAAATTATCTGTCCACAACGGAGAAAGAATGCCCGCCCAAAAAAGAATAAATGGAATCAAAGCGCAAAAAACATAAATCTTGCGAACAGACGGAATACAAGCCTTCAAGCCGATTCCAAGTCTTATGTCTTTTACTTTTTCCATGATTCAGCCCTCTATCCATAATATATACTAAAATATTGCATTAATTTAACACAATAAGCAAAATTTACGATTCACACTATTCCAAATTGGAATAAACGTAAAAAGCGACCTTTAAACAGGTCACTTTTTTGTTTTAAGCGAATCAGCAAACGCTTTTGCAGCATTCAGACTGTATTCGAAAGCTTCGGCATCAAGAGCCATTATCTGATCATAAGACCAATGGAAAACCCCAGCCAGCGAAGCAAATCCCGCATCTAGTCCTAGTTCTCGCCAACGGAGAAAAAAGGCTTTACCATCTTGGAAATCGCATTAACATCTCGGGCATCCATGTTGTCGACAAATGTGTCAGAAAAGCCAGTTGCGCACACGACAAGCTTCACCTGCGCATCGCCTTCTCCTTTGCTGTTGCACACGGTCCTGACATCGCGACCCGTAAAGGATTCTCGAATTTCAACCGTTTTGATTTCTTCGCCGTTCGATTTCGTTACCGGCTTAATTAACGTGTATTCCATATTTTTACTCCTTTAATGGATGTTATTGTGAAAATAAGCCGTATCCGGGTGCTGACCCCGGACAATCCGGCCCAAGACAATCAAGCTGGACCGGACCGCTTCAACCGGAAGTACGGAAGTGTCGCAGACAAGGCATCAAATCTACGACTTTTGGTCATCTGCAGGCCCGGCCGCAAATTCGCAAGTCACTTCGCCTTCTTCGCAAGATTCCTTGATAGGAGCATTGCAACTGGCGTTCAACATGACAAACGTCTTTCCGTTGGGCTTCTTAAGCGTAATAGTGGCGTTCTTGGTATGCTGAAGCTCGACAATGTCGAGAGAATTAGTGTCGGTCAACACGACAGTAATTTTGCTCGGACTATCGCCGACAGCCTTATAGCCATGCAGCACACCACCAGTGCCAATAATAGCCTCGTAATGTTTTCCGCCATACTCGATATCAGGATGGCCTTTAAGGTTGTATCTGAAACCGTTGATCTTGAATTCGTATTCTCCACCAACAACATCGATTTCGTCCATTGTCATCCCTCCTTAGTCAAAAAGCATTTTAGATTTGGAAACAAAGAACTGCTTGATAAGGTGTGCCGGAATCAAGAAATTCATAGCATATTCATCGTCAGGATCAAGCTGAACGACAACCGCTTCGGCAAAACCTTCGCTATCGTACACCAATCCCTTTTCTTCCCAATACTTGTAGCGACCCACAAGTTCGGACTTGCCGAGCGACGGAGTCATCACCTGCTGGCCTTCGCCAATTTTGCTACCATCAGGGGCGAGCTTGGCATGCGGATACTTGAGCGCAAGGAAGTTGTTCCAGTCCCAACGCAAATAGCTGAGAGTCAGCACGGTTTCGAGCTGCATGTAACTCTTGTCCTGGACACACTGGGCATTGCGCTTGTAGGTCGTCACGATTCGGCTAGTGAATACACTACCGTCATCAGCAGCAGTCATCAAAGCGCATCCGGATTTAAGCAATCGGTTGTTACCATTAAAATCTTCACGGTCATCGCGACGCGGAGCCACCACACCTGCGACAGCATAGTTGTGAAGCGGAGCTGCAGGATCGTTCAGCGCCTTCGGAGCAACGCAACCGAAAAGAGCGGACGCCTTTTCCGCACCGGAAGTCGGCGACTTCGGCAAAGCCGCAAGAACGATTTCCTGGGAGTTCAACGCATTCGCCTTGTCAGTGAAATCGGCTTCAGAGCCACCGTTCAGGCTGAAGCACATCACGCCGGTCTGCTGGACAATAGCTGTCCAACGTTCATCAAGCATTTCCTTGATGTAGTTGATGTTGCCCTTATCTGCAGAGCCGATGACAATCATGTTAAACCAGTTGCCCGCGCAGGTTTTTTTGACGTCGGCATCCTTGAAAAGCGGGTCAGCGCCGCCGTTTGCCATCGCAGACAGGGTCACACTCAGACCGTCCGGAAGAACTTCGCCCTGGTTGTGGTTCCAGCGAACGTCGATACCGTTGCCGTATGCACCAAGGTTCTTCGCCGTAAGAGTCACGACAGCACTCGAAGCGGACGCAGACACAGGCAAATTAGACTTGGCGTTAATTGCTGCAGCAGCCTTCGTGGCAACATCTGTAGCAGAATCGCCTGCAGAAACGTTCACCGGGCAAGACTGACCCGAAATCATCAGGCGAACAGTACCGCCGATGGCAAGTTTCGGAGTGGTTTCAGATCCTGCAACCGCAAAAGTCAGCGAACCCGACGCAGCATCTGCAGTAGAGTCATCTGCAACAGGAAGCGCCCAAAGCTCGCTCGACTTCGTATTCTTGCGGAACGCCTTGATCATCAAGGCAAGCTGAGAACCAGAACCAAACAGGGCATCAGCCTGTTCGTCGCTGGTAATGAGGGTAAGGGAGCCGTTTTCGCTCATCTTGGAGCGAAGCGGTTGACCGATAATCAAGTTTTTCCACGGCATCACACCGGACTTGGCGGACATGGATCCGCCAAATTCCGTCGAGAAAATCGGGACATAATTATCGGCAGGAATTTGTTCAAAAGAAATA